GCCTTGTCATATTTTCAGCTAAGCTCCAGGATAGAACGTTTTCGCTTCCAATAATTTTTGCACCACAATATAAAACTTCAATAGCTCTATCTACTTTTTCAAAACGTGATCGCTGGTCTGCTGGTGGATTAAATGTGTCATCTTTTTTAATAGCTTTTTGCCCTCCCGATAGTGTTTCTTTAATTTTATAAGTTTGATTTTGATAAGTTTTATATTCAAAATATAATACATAAACAAACCCATCGTCGTCTCCATCTACAGCTCCATATGATTTATTGTATAATAAACTTCCTGATCCATAACCATTATCCTCTATAGCTTTAATTTCTTCATCTGTTATATCTGGAAATTGTTTTTTTAATTCGACTATACTTAATTTTTTTATTTCTCCCACATAATATAAATCATCAAAATAAGGAGACTCTGTAAATGAATAAACAATATCAGAGGGATCAACATAATTTATTGTTATGCCTTCAGCTTTATTAAAACCGTTTTTTACACAACCCATGCCAATAACCGTAATATCATAATCAAGTCTTTTTTTGATTAATTCATATTTGTTTTTAGCCATAACATTATTTATAGCTTCTTCTTGGGCTATTTCAATACCTTGTTTGTATTCTAACTGCATGTGAACACTTAATTCGTTTTCATCGTAAGGTAATTTTGTAGGATCTGTTTTATAAACACTAACTCCTAATTTGCTTTGAACCGCTTCAATATATTCTTTAGACTTCATGTCTCTTAAAATATTTGACATATAGCTATTTCTTTTTTCAATAGAGCTAGGGTCTTGTGAGTAAGCTTTTACATCATATGTTCTTTCCGCAATACCATTAACAACAATATCTACAAACTTAGGAATAATTGGTACTGGCTTCCAATCTAAATTTAAATAAGATAAGTCCCCATTAATTGACAACTCATCTTTATACTTTTGTATTGATTGCTCTCCTCTTGCATATAATCTTAATCTATGAAAATTTTCACGATTAGACTGATACCTTGAAGTACCAGAATCTTTTTTAAACCATTCTGATTCAATAGCTCTTCCTATCTTTTGTCCATATTCTAAACTTGACTTCTCTGCATTAGATACTGATTGACTCGGGAATAATCCTGTTGGGTGTGACTTTGCCATTTATTTTAATATTTTTGAAAAATTTCCTTGATTATTATATTTTTTAAATTCAAATTCTAATTTTTTTGTTGTTTTAAATACAGCAGGTGCATACTTGTTTTTATTACAAGCCATTATTGCTAGCCCTGAACTTATTGCTGCATCAAATTTTGTTCTTTTATTTATATCAAACAAAGCCCAATCATTTAATGTACGGTCAAAATAAAGATCTCCATAGTTGTTATCTTCTTTTAAACCTACATGTCTATCTATATATGATTCAATAGCTGCTGCATGTGCTTGTCTAATATCTTCAGAAGAGTTTGGAATTCCACCTACTTCTTTTTCTGTTACAGATAATTTATTGTAACTCTTGTCTGGCCTGTTCATAGAATATCCTCTATATCCTCTTCTTTTTAAATAATATAAAAGTCTTGGTTTGTTGTTTTCTGCAAGTAATGGCATACCATAAAACACTAAAGCCATTAATACATCTTCAAAAAACATTTCCGCTGTTGGCGGTCTTGATACATATTCAAGGAAAAAACTATTAGAAGGGGCTTCATCTAAACTAAACTTAGTTAATCCGTGTAATGCTCCTTTCGATCCTTGACCATCTGTCGTTCCGGATATATCGTAACTATCACATCCAAAAGCCCCTAAGTGTTCATTTCCAGGAGTTTTTCTACCTCTATTATTAATTACAATGTTTTGCATCTGTACAGGTGGAATCCAAGAAATATTAAATCTTCCTTTTAATTCCGGCATAAATATAACCTTACTATCTTTTATACCATTTTCCCATTGAAAATTACCTTTAGATACAAATCCTGAATTTTTTAAATCATTATTGTAATCTATTTGTTCGTATATCTTCTGTAAATTAAATATACTATTTTTTGTTTCGTCTCTAAACGCATGCTCTTCTGTACGCGGGAATTGACGATAAAATTCGTTTAACGCGTCTTGATCGCTTTTAAGACCGTCTGCTTCGTTTTGCCAGTGCTCAATAACTCCTGTTCCAATTGTTTCTCCATAATTGTCGCAACGGCTAGTATCTCCAGATTCAAAGACAGGCATTCCGCGATCGTCAATAAATCCTTCGTAGTTCCATTCCATAGGTATGAATAAGCTATATAATCCAGAGCTTGTTTGTCCATTCCTATTTCGTTTTGTAACGTTTGAAGCATTGTATAATTTTTTAAAGTTATCACCACCTTTAGCTAAGGAATTTGATGTAGATCCCATCATACATTTTCCTATTATTCTACTACCTAATCTAAGGGTTGTTTTTGTTACTCTCCAATTGTTTAATATATTATCTGGTCTTTCCCATTTACCAGATTCATCGTGAACAAGTAATTTTAACTTTTCACCATCATACGAGTTATCACCCGTGTTCTTCCAATCTATTGTTGTATCGAGCCCTTCGAGCGCTTCGGGCTTGGAGCTGGCTGCACTGGTGATGGACTTTCTTGTGAGCTTTGATGCTGGTACCCTGAAGGCCAACTCTGTTTTGGGGCGGTCCATTCCATCCTGGATTGGTTTGAAAAAAAAGGGGTAGTGGGTTGAAATTGGTACGACCTTGTCCGTAAACATCTTCTTTGCATCGCTACCAGTCTTCGATAAGATTCCGAATCTAGCATCTGAAGAGATTGTAGCTTGATTAACTGTCTCGCTACTTGACATGAAGCTAAATCCAGACCGTCTATTCTTAAGGTAGCAAATTCCATAGCATCGCTTATCTGCCTTGCATGCCTCCCAGAATAAGAAGAATAATCTGTTTGCTTCTCGAAAGTCTGGCTTCCCAACATCAATTTTGGACCATTGCAAGTACATATAATGAGTGCCAGTGATATAAGTGCTAACGCCTTTATTGGTAAACCAATAGCCTTCTTCGCGACGAGTAAACTCTCTATCAATGTACGCATACCATTTTTCTTTTAATTCTTCTGGATAATCTCTCCAATCAAATATTGTTTTTAATCTTTTTAATTCTTTAGGATAGTCATGAGGAATCCACTTGTCATCTTTGCTATACACATCTTTTTCTGCAGGCAAAGCTATTCGTAGGTTTTGTATTTCATATACCATACCTATCTTACCTGTTTTGCTTATAACAATAACATCGTGTTCTTCATTATATCCGTACTCCCATTTTTTGCCTTTGTTTAATCTACTAATAGTAGTTTTTTTAATAGGCTCAATAATCTTATATAATGTTTGTTGATATGACATTATTTAGATTTTTTTTCTGCAAACCCCGAAAATGTATTTTCTTTTATTTGCGTAGGTTTGTTTTCAAGTAAGTTTTTTTCAACTTCTATTCTATTTAATATTTCGAATGCATCGAATATTGCAAGCTTCTTTGTAGCTGCTGCATTCTTTAATCTATCAGCAGAAACGTCGTCATCAGTTTCAACTATAGCTTCTTTTGCTACTTTAACTAATTCATCAACCGCTTTATAGCCAGCTTGGATTATACTCTCTTTCTGTTTCTTTAAATCCATAACGTATAGATATTTCTTTATTTATTACCCTGTATAGTCTTTCGCCTTCAATCACAAACTCATATTCACTAAAAGGGGTAAACCCTATTTTTTCATTTACTTTAAAACTGTTCGTGTTATCTACGTACTTGATAACGCCAGTTAAAGACTTTTCATTTTCTATTGAAAATTTATCTTCATTAACTAATGGCTTTACAAAACTAAATCCTTCAGTCGCTTTCCATAGACCATCGCGCTTGTATAAAAATATTTGTTCAAGTTCACAAAAGTATAAATCATCTTTAAAATAACTTTTGCTATTGCGTTCAATACCTCTAACATCATGCCAACGACGAAATATGTTATGATGAACATAAAGCTGATCACCTCTGTTAATATGTGTATCACGTGCTATAGGCGTTTCATAAACCACTGCTTCTCGACTTACAAACTTATGATCAGATATATCCGTGTTTAATATTAACTCTTTATCTCCAATCTTTTTTGTATTGTCGTATCTTTCTTTTTTAGGTTTTATTAAAAAGGAATAAATCGGTTTCATTAATATTGTAAATTATACTCAACGGATATAGCCATGTTTTTATTAAAACTTTTCCATGGTAATACATCTGCACCTTTCTTTATGTAAATAGAGTAATTATCTTTTTCATCTATTATATCACATATAGTATGGCCTCCATAAACTTCTTGGCCAACAGCGTAGTGCATTGCGTCTGTTTTATAGTCTTTCCCAATACTAATCTTTCTTATCAGTTTGCTCATCTGTTTCTTCTGTTTCAGTGAGGGTACCGTCTTCAACATTTATACTAACACGCCCATAAGTTTTTTCTAGCTCAACCTGAATAGCTTTTAAGTCTTCACGGACCGTATCATATGCTTTTAAAACTTTGTTCTTGTCTACTGCTAATGCTCCTAGCTTATATTGTAGATTATTTAAAACTGATATTTTAGCTTGTAAATTTTCAAGCTCCTCTTTTGTTATTTTCTTTTTTGACATTTTATTTAATTTAATTTAATTACACTATATACAAATATAGTATTTATTCTTTTATGTTACGAGTCCATACTACACTCAAAGTTATAAAGCCTACGGCGCATTGCAAAGTTGTATCACATGTTCCATCTTCAAAGTCTTCTTTGTTATATAATGCACCTATCATAAATCCTGTTATAGGCGCTATAATTATGTCAGCACTTTTAATTTGACCTATTATTAATAACAACGTAAATATTCCAAGTAGTATATATGCTATCATAATTTTAACTGTGTACATAAGTACCACTGCTTGTATATTTTAATACTTTATAATCTCCATCAGTTGTAACTGTTGGTGAACCCGTTGTAGTTCCTGAATATTCAGATGTAAGTAATCTTAATATTACTACTCCTGTACCACCAGCACCACTTGTACCACGAGCACCACCACCACCACCACCAGTGTTAGCTGTTCCACTTGTACCAGTACTATTTCCACCAGCACCACCACCACCAGTTCCTCCACTTCCAGCAGTACCTCCACCTCCACCTCCACCACCACCGGCGAATGCTACAGAGCTTCCTGTAATATTAACTGTTAAACC